GTCCACCACACCGGGGTGTTCGACGAACTGGAAGCGCAGATGACCGAGTGGGTGCCCGGCGAGGGTTCCTCACCGGACCGGGTGGACGCCCTGGTGCACGCCGTCCTGGCCCTGTCGGACGGTCGCGGACCGGCGGAGATCGCCGCGCCCGGGGGCCGGATGCGACCCCGTAACCCCGGTGGTCTCCTAGTATCACGAGCATGACCTACTTCGAGATCATCGCTGCGGCGGTGGTGGGTGTCGTCTCGGCTGCCCGTCTGACCCGCCTCATCACACAGGACACCTACCCGCCAGTCGTGTGGCTGCGGATCAAGTGGGCGAACATCACCAACGAGGGACCGTGGGAGAAACTCGCCACCTGTCCTTGGTGCGCTGCGCCCTACATCACTGCCATCATCTTGGCGTGGGGGTTGCTCACTGACTTCCAGGTAGCCTGGTGGGTGTTCAACGGCTGGCTCGCCGCCGCCTACCTGGCATCCATGGTTGTCGTCCGAGACGGGGAGTAGATAGCCGATGGCACGTACCCGGGTGGAGGCCCCCGCCCCTCCGGCGACGATGATCGCCTCCGCCGTGCGGATGCAGGGCAAGCCGAAGTCGACGAAGAAGTTGGAGACCAAGGGCTGGCAGCGCCAGGCGTGGTACTACTTCGACACCATCGGTGAGTTCGCGTTCGCGGCGAACTGGGTGGGCAACCTCCTGTCCCGGGGCGTGCTGTACGCGACACGCGACACCGGCAACGGACCCGAGCGGGTGGCCGCGAACTCCCCGGCGGACGCCGCGCTCGACGAGTTGTTCAACGGCCAGGACGGCCGATCTCAGATGCTGCACGACATCGGCGTTGCCTACACGGTGGCCGGTGAGTGTTACATCGTCGGGTTCGAGTCCAAGGGTGTGCAGGACTGGTTCGTCACCTCACCCGAGGACCTGGTCAACAAGGCCGGAGCCTGGTGGCTCAACGACGAGGAACTCCCCACGGACGCGTTCGTCATGCGGATGTGGCGCCCCCACCCCCGCAAGCGCAAGGAGGCCACGAGCCCCGCGCGTGCGGCACTGCCGATCCTGGCCGAGATCGAGTCGCTCACCCAGCGCATCAACGCCGAGGCGTCGAGCCGACTCACCGGCGCGGGCATCATGTGGGTGCCGAACCAGATCGCCGCCGCAGCCTCCGCCCTGACGCAGGCCGACGACGGCACCCAGGTGGGCGTCACCGCAGCGTCGTTCGTGCGCACCCTCCAGGAGACGATGGCCACCGCCATCTCCGACCCGGGCGACGCCAGCGCGATGGTCCCCATCGTCATCACCGCCGACGGCGAGTTCATCGACAAGGTCACCGTCACCAAGTTCTGGTCCGAGATGGACTCGAACCTGCTGGCGCTGCGCGAAGCGGCGACCAAGCGGCTGGGCCTGGCACTGGACATGCCACCCGAGGTGCTCACCGGTGCGGGCGAAGCGAACCACTGGAGCGCCTGGCAGATCGACGAGTCCGCCATCAAGGCGCACGCCGAGCCGCTGCTGCGCACCATCTGCGCCGCGCTCGCCAAGGGCTACCTGCGCCCGGTCCTGTCCGACGAGGACTCCATCCCCGACAACGAGGTGCGCGAGTACGGCATCGGTGCCGACACCTCGGAGATGCGCCTGCGGCCGAACCGCTCGAAGGAGGCCATCGAACTGAACGACCGGGGCATCCTGTCGAACAAGGCCACCATGCGCGAGACCGGCTTCGCCCCCGAGGACATGATGTCCCCGAAGGAGCGGGCCGAGTGGATCTTGCAGAAGATGGCCTCCGGTTCGGCCACCCCCGAGATGGTGGTGGAGGCAGCCCGCCTACTGGGCGCGAACCTGCCCACCCCGGCCATCGAGTCGACCCCCAACGAGGCGCGGCCCGACCCGTCGCTGGAGGAGCACCCCACCCGGGACATCCCCGAGCAGATCCCCGCTGCGCTGATGATGGCCAGCGAGATCATGGTGTTCCGCGCACTGGAGCGTGGCGGCAACCGGCTACGGACGAAGACCACCAACAAGTTCAGCGACGTGTCCGCCTCCGAGGTGTACCTGTTCGTGCCGTGCAACAGCGGCACGGTCGACGACTGCCTGGTGGACGCCTGGTCCAACGTGGACCGGTTCGCCCCCGACCTGGGTGTCATGCCCCAGTCGTGGGCGGCGTGCATGGACGCGTACGTGCGGGTGCTGCTCGCTGAGCGCAAGCCGCACGACCGCGCCCTGCTGGCCCGCCACCTGTCGAGGGTGACGGCCGCACCGCTGCGTCTGGTGTCGGCATGATCTTCGTCGCCGACCGCGAACAGTTCGCCGCCCAGCGCCGGGCGGTCCTCACCCGTGGAGACGATGACCTGTCCCCGGCTGTCGACGATGCCCTCGCACAGTGGGGGCAGGAGCGCTGGTGGGCACCCATCACCGAGGCCGCTGGTCGTCTGTTCGACATCACCGCCGAGGCGGAGGGGGTACGCGACCCGGCCACAGTGGCGGGTGCCCGCGACGACTTTACCGAGGGCATGGGGGAGCGGCTCGCTGAGACGAGCGAACCCGGGCCTGACCGTCCTGCGCAGAGCGCGCGCATCACCGCCTGGGTCTCCACCGCCACGGTCAACGCCGCCACCATGGCAGCCGCCGCAGCGGACGAGGACGAGGTGAACCTGGAGTGGGTCACGATGCACGACCCGCTGGTGCGCGCGGCCCACGACGACGCCGACGGGCAGTCGGTGCCAGCCGGGTCCACGTTCTCCGTGGCAGGCTACGACTTGCACTACCCGGGTGAGCCTGTCGGCCCGCCCAGTGTCTGGATCAACTGCCGGTGCGTGGTTCGGCCGGGACCTGGAGGGAACATGGCTGCCAGCGTGAACTCGGGACTGCTCACCATCCCCGACGCGGTGCACGCAGGAACGCCCGAGGGGAACACACAGTTCGTCGAGGAACTCGCCACCGCGATGGCCGAGCCCATCGCGGACGACGAGATCGACCCCGACGCTCCGGTCATCACCGACGACGACCTGGACATGGACGTGCCGTTCTACGGCGTCGCCCTGCCCGAGGGCCTGCCCACCGGGGACCGCCGCAAGTTCGCCGTCGGCTCCGTCCGGTACCGCGACCTGCCCCTGCCGTTCCGCGCCCAGCCCGCCGACATCGGTGGCCACGACGGTGCCGTCACCATCGGGCGCATCGACAACATCTGGCGCGACGAGGCCAGCGGCCTGATCAAGTACGAGGGCGTGTTCGCACGCACCCCGCAGGCCGAGGAGTACATCGCGATGAACGCCGACCGGATGCGCCGTGGCGTCTCCGTCGACGTGGACGACGCGACCGCTGAGGTGCAGAACGAGGACGGCTCCCTGTTCGACGAGGAGACGTGGCAGCAGGGCGACCCGCAGCCGTTCACCGTCGTCACCGACGGACGCATCGCCGCCATCACCGCCGTGGACATCCCCGCGTTCCAGGAGGCGTTCGTCGCCATCGGCACCTGGGCGGACCACCCCACCGACGACAACTCCGACCCGGTGGACAGCGTCGCGGTCGAGGCTGCCTGCACCGAGTGTGAGGTCGCCGCCCTCCTGGCGAACATGCCGCCCGAGCACCTCGCGCAGTTCGAGGCGCAGTACGGCTCCGCCAACGACGAGATGCTCGGCTTCGAGTTCGAGGTCGACGACGGCACCAAGTACCGGCTCGACTCCGTCGGCCTGCACGTCTTCGCCCCCGGCACCCACGACGGTCCCGGCTGGATCACCCACCCCCGTGCCACCGAGCGCATCCGCCGCTACTGGGTGCGCGGGAAGGGCGCGGCGAAGATCCGTTGGGGACAGCCTGGCGACTTCAACCGCTGCCGTCGCCAGTTGGTCAAGTACGTCAAGAACCCCGACTGGCTGGCGGGGCTGTGCGCGAACATGCACAAGGAGGCGATCAAGTTGTGGCCAGGCCAGGAGGGTGGCAAGCGCAAGCACTCCATCGAGGGCGACCCGGCTGACGCGTTCACGCTGACCGCCGCCATCGAGTCGGACCGCCTGCCCGCCGCCTGGTTCAAGGACCCGAAGTTCGCCAAGGCCCAGCCGGTCACGGTTGACGAGGACGGCCACATCTACGGCCACCTCGCCCTGTGGTCCACCTGCCACATCGGGATCGACAAGGTGTGCACCAGCGCACCCACGTCCCTGTCCCGGTACGCGTACTTCACCACCGGCGCTGTGCTCACCGACGAAGGCCAGGTCCCTGTCGGCAACATCACCATGGACACCGGCCACGCGGGCATGTCCCTGCGCGCCCGTCCGGCGATGGCGCACTACGACAACACCGGCTCGGTGGCCGCTGACGTGGCGGCAGGCGAGGACCAGTTCGGCATCTGGATCAACGGTGCCGTCCGCTCCACGCTGAGCAAGGAGCAGGTGCACGCCCTGCGCGCTTCCACCCTGAGCGGTGACTGGCGTCAGGTGGGCCGGAACCTGGAACTGGTGGCCGCGCTGGCCGTCAACGTCCCCGGCTTCCCCATCCCCCGTACCGCACTGGCCGCCTCGGGCGGCGAGCAGATCTCCCTGGTGGCGTCGGGTGTCGTGGCCCCCGCCACCGGGGAGGCCGAGGTCGAGCCGGACCCCGCCATCTCGGCGGAGCGTGCGGCCCGTGCCAACGCCGCGTTCAAGGCCCTGCGCGCCGCGCGCCTGGCCGCCGTACAGAGCACGTTCAGCCAGTAGTCTGCGACCGAGAGAGAGGAACCATCATGGGATGCGCGTGCAACGGCGGAGCCAGCAGTGCCAACCGCCAGTCCTACACCGTCACGTTCAGCGACGGCACCACCAAGACCTACGCCAGCGAGGTGGAGGCCCAGGCGGCCATCGCCCGGCGTGGGGGCGGCACGTACAAGATCGCGTAGACCGCAGTGACCCAGGTCCGCATCGACATCCGGAAGGCCACGGCCACCGGAACGAACGTCCCACTGCGGATCGGCATGCAGTGGGCGCCCACCGTCGCGCGGAACGTCGGGTCATCGCTGGTCCTGCCTGAGTCCTTCGCGGTGCTGCTCGACTACGCACCGGTCACCATCGTGGTGGCACCCACCGGTCCCGGCTGGGCCTGGCGGGTGCGCTACTCGGTGAACTCGCAGAAGTACGACCGCTACCTGGTGGTCCCGAACTCCGCCTCGGTGGTGGAGTTCACGGACCTGGTGGAGGTGGACCCGGGGACGCTGGCGCCCAGCGCGCTGTCCTCCGGGTCCATCCTCTACGCCACCGACACGGGTGCCCCCATGCGGGTCAGCGTCCTGTCCAACGGCACCATCACCGCTGTCCCGGTAGGTCCCTGATGACTCAGGTGCGCATCGACATCCGCAAGCCGTCCATCACCGGGGTGAACGTCCCGCTGATCATCGGCATGGTGTGGTCACCCAGCACCCAGCGTGTAGTCAACGACGCGCTGGTCGTCCCGGAGTCCTTCTCGGTGACCCTCGGGCAGACGCCGACCATCATCGAGGTGGCACCCACCCAGCCCGACTGGGTGTGGCGCGTGCGGTACACCGCCAACTCCGAGAAGTTCGACCGCTACCTGGTGGTCCCGAACTCGGCCACGGTCGTGGACTTCACAGACCTGGTGGAAGTCGACCCGGGGACCTTGTCTCCGCAGATCGAACCGGAGGCCGCATGGTGGGCCTCTGTCCAGTACATGCTCCGGGGTGTCATCCTTGCCCCGTCTGACCCCGTCCCGGCAGGGCTACCTCCCGGGTCCCTTGTGTTCCGCACCCAGTAGGAGTCCGTCATGGCACTGAGCATCGCCGTCGCCACCGGCACCCAGCCCATGGGTGCCGCCCTCGCCACGTCCATCGGGACCGGCTCGATCATCGAGATCCGTTCCGGCGCCAAGCCCGCCACCCCGGAGACCGCCGCATCCGGCACGCTCCTGGCGTCCATCACCATCGCAGGCGCGTGGACCTCCACGCTGGGCGTGCTGACCGCAGCGGACCCGGGCGCCGTCGCACCGGCCGCGTCGGGTACGGCTGGCCACTTCCGGTTGAAGCAGTCCGGTGGCACCGCCGTCCTGGACGGCACAGTCACCGCGACCGGTGGCGGTGGTGACCTGACGCTGGGCTCGACCACGGTCACGACCGGTGTCAACGTCGACCTGAACGCGCCCGCCATCACGATCCCGGCCTGATCCTTCCCTCCTCTGAGGGGAGGACCCTGTGGCGATTTCGTTCTTTCAGACCGCGTCATGGGCGACGGCCGGTACGGTTAACGGCACTGCCTCGACCTACAAGGACATCACCTTTACCGGTGTCTCCGTTGGTGACCTGCTCGTCGTCGGTGCGGCCGGTGAGAACACTGCCACAACTGGTACTCGATCGGTCACCACGCAGTCCGGCACGACCGGAGCGTGGACCACCAGTTTCCCGACCCCTGCCAACGCCGCAGACACGGACGTCTTCCTGGCGCGCGCTGTCGCCACCTCGTCCGGAACCATCGTCGTCCGAGGGCAGGTCCGCCTGACCCCCTCCTCGCTGCACATGGGCGTGTGCGGGTGGTTGATCCCAGCGGCGGAGTGGAACTCCTCGGGCACGATCACGCAGGCCGTGTTCACGGGTGATGCCGACGGCCAGGCGTCCCTCGTCTGTACGGCAGGCTCCACGTACACCGTCCTCTACGTCGGTGCCGGTTGGGACGCGCTCGGCAGCACCACCACCCCCACGCCCGCAGGTGGAACGAACCGCGTAGCGGTCCTCGACTCCAGCCACTACACCGTCGAGGTCTTCGACTGGACCGCGCAGGCTGCTGGCACCCGCAACTACGGTCCGGCCGCGCTGACCGGACGCGACTACACCGGCGCGGTCCTGGCCATCCCGGAGGCGGCGGGCGGCGGTACGAACACCGGGTCCTTGGCCGCGTCCACCAACCGGCCCACCTCGGTGATCACGGGCGCGTCCGTCAACACCGGCTCGCTGGCAGCCTCCACCCCGCGAGCCACCTCGGCCCTGACGGGCGACTCGGTCAACCCCGGCAGCCTCACCGCGCAGACCAACCGTCCCACGTCCGCGATCACGGGCGACTCGACCAACCCTGGTGTGCTCGCGGCCACGACGCCGCGCCCGACCTCCGCGATCACTGGCGACTCGGTCAACCCCGGCTCCTTGGCGGCGGCGGCGAATCGACCCACGTCTGCCATCACCGGCACGCAGACCAACCCCGGCACGCTGGCAGCGTCGACCCCGAGGATCACTTCGTCCATCACGGACAGCGCCCCAGTCAACGCGGGCTCCCTGGCGGCGAGCACGCCACGTATCACCTCCGCGATCACGGGCCAGTCCGTCAACGCTGGCTCGCTGGCCGCCAGCACCAACTCCCCGACGAGCGTCATCACCGGGACACAGACCAACCCAGGAAGCCTGGCGGCCTCCACGCCGAGGGTCACGTTCCAGGGCAGCGACTCCGCGGTCAACGTCGGCACCCTGGCCGCGTCCACACCGCGCCCCACCTCCGTCATCACTGGGCAGTCGGTGAACTCCGGCTCCCTGGTGGCATCCACCGCGCGCCCCACTGCTGCGATGACCGGACAGTCCGTCAACGCTGGGGTGCTCGCGGCCTCCACGCAGCGGCCGACCATCGCGTTCACTGGGCAGTCCCTCAACACCGGTGCGTTGGTCGCCGCCACCAAGCGGCCCACCATGCTGCTGACTGGGCAGTCGGTCAACGCGGGCGTCCTGGCCGCCGTCCTGCCGAGGATCACCGCGCTCATCACTGGGCAACTGGTCTCCTCCAACGCCACCCACTGGTTCACCCCTGCTGGGGACCCGGTGACCCTGGAAGGCGTGTGGAACGGGACCAGCATCCAGCCGGTCACGGTCACTGTCACCTGACCTGCGACGCGCCGGTGTGTGGGAGTCGCTGGACTCCTGCACTCCCGGCGTGGTTTGATCCGTCCAGAAGCAGTCGCACCCTCTGGCCGTAGGCCGTGGCAGTGAAGTCACCTCCCACATACCTACGCGACCCATGGAGGGTTCCCGTGTTCAAGATCCCCGGAGTCACCAAGGACTCCACGCCGGAGCAGATCGCCGAGGCGATCAGCGCCCACCTCGCCAGCCTGGACAAGGCCGGTCTCGCCTCCGCCAAGGACGCTGCGCTCGCCGAGGCCCGCACCATCGGTGCCCCGGAGGACATCAGCGACGAGGACCTCGCGGTCCTGGAGACGCTGGCCAAGTTCATCGGTGCCGCCGACGCCGCGATCAGCGAGCAGACCGCCGCCGAGACGCTGCGCGCCGACCGTCTCGCCGCAGCCCGTGCGCTGCTCGTCGAGCCGGAGGTCGAGCCCGAGGCCGAGGTCGTCGAGCCGCAGCCCGAGGTGACCGACGAGGTCATCGTCGAGGAGCCCGTCCTGGAGCCGGTCGCGGCCTCCACCACCCCGAAGGAGAAGGTGTCCGCCGTGCGCCGTGCCGCCGCCGCTGCCCTGCCGGTCGACGTGGAGGTCACGCCGTCGCGTGGTCGCGCGACGATCACCGCCGCAGCCGACCTGCCGGGCGTCTCGCTCGGGTCCACGTTCGAGTCGATGCGCGACCTGCGCGAGCCCACCCAGCGCGTGCTGGAGGCCCTCGCCCGTGGCACGTCGGGCCGCACAGAGAAGCCCATCGCGCAGTTCAACCTCCAGCGCAGCGACGACCTGTACGCGGAGGGTGACCTCTCCTTCCAGGAGGCGCTCGACCGGGCGGTCGACGAGACCCGCCTCCCCGGCGGCTCGCTCATCGCGGCCGGTGGCTGGTGCGCCCCGTCCGAGACCATCTACGACCTGTGCGAGGGGGAGACCCTGGAGGGCCTGTGGGACATCCCCTCGGTCAACGTCGCGCGTGGTGGCCTGAACTTCACCAAGGGTCCGCAGTTCTCCGACTTCTACGGGCTGTCGGCGAACTTCATCAACCAGACCGAGGCGCAGGCCATCGCGGGGACGCCCAAGCCGTGCGTCTCGATCACCTGCCCCCCGTTCACGGACGTGCGCCTCGGCGTCACGGGCCTCTGCTTCACCGTCCCGATCCTCACCGAGGCGGCCTACCCGGAACTGGTCCAGCGCTACGTGAACGGCCTCACGGTCGCCCACGCGCACTACAAGAGCCTGGACCTGATCACCCGCGCGCTGGCCATCGCCGGTGCGGCGGTGCCGGTCGTCAACCCGTGGCCGACGCTGTCGGGCTCGCTGCTCGCGGCGCTCGAACTGGTCGTCAACGGTGAGCGTCAGCGCTACCGCCTCGGCCTGAACGCCACGCTGGAGGCCGTCCTCCCGTTCTGGATCAAGGCGGCCCTGCGTGCCGACCTGTCGATCCGCAACGGCGTCGACTACCTGTCGGTCACCGACCAGATGGTCGACGCGTGGTTCTCCGAGCGTGGCATCCGCGCCCAGTACGTCTACGGCTGGCAGCCGCTGGTCCCGACCTCGGCCGGTGCCGGTGTCGCCATCGACTACCCGGCCACCCTGGAGGTCCTCGTCTACCCGGCGGGCACCTTCGTCCAGGGCACCAAGGACGTCATCACGCTCAACGGCGTGTACGACGCGGCGGGCCTCGCGCTCAACCAGTACACGGGCCTGTTCACGGAGGAGGGCATCTCCCTCATGAACATGTGCTACACCCCGAAGCGGATCTCCCTGCCCATGGACATCACCGGCCTCACGGCGGCGGCGTTCATCAACCAGGACTACGGCACGGTCCCGCCGAAGATCGTCGCGGCGAGCATCCCCGAACTGTGATCGGCACCCCAGGGCTAGGGACTTCGACCCCCTAGCCCTGGGGTCCTTTCCCTCTGGAAGGAGGTCGACATGGCTGCACTGGTCACAGTGGAGGCACCGGAGTTCGGCCCCGCAACGGGTGGTCTGCTCACCGTGGCGAACGTGGTCGACGGGGACGCCCGCGTCGGCATGGGTGTCACCTACGACAACACCGGCTTCTGCGGCGTGGCACGTGCCCTGCCGCAGGGCTGCTTCTCCACCGGCCCGGCCCAGCAGACCAAGACGTTCGACGGGTTCGGTACGAACCCCGCCGCTGCGTCGTTCGGCATCTACAAGGGTGTCGAGTGCTGGCTGTCGGGTGACGACAACTTCGAGGCGACCGCCACCAGGGGGCTCGGTCTCGGGGAGTCGTTCGCCGTGGCGAGCGCACTGGCCTCCACCATCCTGGAGGTCAGCCCCACCATCATCCTGCCCGCCACCAACGACCCGGTCCTCGCCCTGGCGAAGGCCGAGCAGTGGGCGGGGGAGAACTACTCCGGCATCCCCGTCATCCACGTCACGCGGTACGGGGCGTCCATCCTGGCGAGCCTCGGCCTGCTGGTCCGCAACCTGGACGGCAGCCTGGAGACGTGGCTCGGCAGCAAGGTGTCCGCCGACGCTGGCTACATCGCCAACGAGTCCACGGCGTTCAACATCTGGGTGACCGGCCAGGTCAACCTGTGGCGCACCCCCGTGATCGTCAACAACGCGCCGAACACCACCCTGAACAAGGGCCGCGCCATCGCGGAGCGGCTCTACGCAGCGACCGTGGACTGCATCCACGGCAAGGTCGTCGCGAACTCGATCACGCTCACCAACAAGACAGGAGTCTGACCATGGCTTACGAGGTCCAGGAAGGCGAGGCGTTCGTCGACGGCCTGACCCAGGAGAACGCAGTCGCGCTCCTGGAGGCAGCCGAGTCCCTGGAGGTGAGCGTGCACGAGGTGCGCACCGTCTCCGGCGGGTTCGTGGTGCCCGAGGCTGTGGCCGACAAGGCGTTCCCCCCGAAGAAGCAGACGGCGGCACAGAAGAAGGCCGCTGAGAAGGACGAGGAGACGGCCTGATGGCAACCAAGTGCTTCCCGGTCCTGCGGGGACGGCGCATGCGCCTGACCCGTCTGGACGGGTGCGGTCGGCCGGTCTACGCCGCTGACTCGGTGATCGTCACGAAGGGGTTCATCTCGGTGGCCCTGACGGCGGACATCGACGACGGCGAGGCGATCACGGTGCAGAACGCCAACGGCGACAACTGCATCAACGAGCCTGCCGTCCCGAAGTTGAACGGCTACGGGGTCGCGATCACGTTCTGCTCCGTCGAGCCGGACGCCCTCGCGATCACCTCGGGCCAGCGCCCGTACCTCGACTACACGGGGGACTCCGCTGGCTTCACGGTGGACACCTCGGTGTCGATGACGGACACGGCGTTCGCGCTGGAACTGTGGATGGGCTCGCCCTCCGCAGACGCGTGCACCCCGGGGGCCACCGGCTCCTACGGGTACATGCTGCTCCCGTTCGTCCAGGGTGGCGTGCTCGGTGACTTCACGGTGGAGAACGCGGCGATCAACTTCGCCATCACCAACGCGGCCACCAAGACCGGCGGCTCCTGGGGCGTCGGCCCGTACAACGTCGTGAACAACACGACGCCTGCACCGGCCCCGCTGCCCCGCGCGCTGTCCACCACGGAGCCGTTCCTCCTGGTCCAGACGACCCTGGCCCCGCCGGAGCCGTTCTGCGGTGCGCAGCCGCTGCTGAACCCGACCGGTACGGCGCTCACGTCCATCGCGGCCACGCCGTCGGCCAGCCGCAACGTCTCCATCGCGGCGACGCCCTCGAACTCCGAGCCGTGGTACGTGGACTTCGGCAACGGTGTCACCCGCTACAACGCGACCGGCGCGGCGATCACGTACCAGTACCCGACGGGCACGACCGGCTCCAAGACGGTCACCGCCTACCGGGGCACCTCGGTCAAGACCGCCACGTTCACGATCGTCCCCTGATCGACGCGGCATGATGGGGGGCGGGGGCTCACGCCTTCGCCCCCCATCGACGTAGAGGAGCACCGATGAGCGAGCCCCTGCCTGACCTGCCCAGCCTGTGCTGGCCAGTGGACTGGTCGTGTGTGCCGAACGAGGACGACATTGACCCGGTGGTGAAGGTGCGCTCGGAGGCCCTGGCCACGTCCGCCCTGCGGTCCCTGACCGGCTACCAGGTGGGCGGCTGCCCCATCCAGGTGCGCCCCTGCTCCCTGGGCTGCGGCCAGGCCAGCGGCTACCAGGTGTGGCCCATCACCGGCCAGCCTGGTGTCGGCCCGTTCATCAACGCCGCTGGGCGCTGGGTGAACGGCTGCGGCTGCGGCACCTCCTGCTCCTGCACCACCCTGTCCGAGGTGCTCCTGCCCGGCCCAGTGGGGCGCGTCGACCAGGTGCTGCTGGACGGGGACGTGCTGCCCGCCACCGCCTACCGGATCGACAACGGCAACCGGCTGGTCCGCACGGACGGCCTGACGTGGCCGGTGTGCCAGGACATGTCGAAGCCCCCGACTGCTGACGGGACGTTCGCGGTCACCTACGTGCGGGGCATCGTCCCCGACGGGACCGCCGCCTACGCTGCCGGTCTGCTCGCCTACGAGTTCGCGAAGGCGTGCGGGGGCCAGAACTGCGGCCTGCCCACGAACGTGTCTCAGATCGCCCGCAGCGGCGTCACGTACGACATCGAGCCGGGCACCTTCCCGAACAACGCGACGGGCATCTTCGCTGTGGACGCCTGGCTGCGGACCATCAACCCGTACGCGGTCACGCTGCCCGCTGCGGTGTACTCCATCGACCGTCCGTCCACCCGGGTCACCACCTTCGGCGGGTACTGATGGCACTGCCTGGTGTGTGGGCGCTGCTGACGTCCCTGCGCGAGTGCCTCTGTAACGAGATCGAGGCGTCGGGCCGCAAGGTCTGCTTCTGCGCCATCGTCCCCGGCCAGCAGGCCATCTTCGAGTACGCGCAGGGCGGGCAGGCGTGGGTGCGCCTGGCCAACGTGTTCCCCTCCAACGACTTCCCTGCGCCTGCTGGCACGGAGGCGAAGTGCTACAGCCCGATGGCCTGGCAGATCGAGGTGGGCATCGCCCGCTGCGTGCCGGTGGTCAACGGCCAGAGCAGCCCACCCACGGCTGAGCAGCAGACGTACGCCGCTGAGGTCCAGGCCGCCGACATGGAGTTGATGCGCCGAGCCATCGCCTGCTGCGTGGCCAGCGACGACGACTACTCCTACCTGCTTGGGCAGTACACCCCGCTCGGCCCGGTCGGGGACATCGTCTCCGGGACCTGGACCCTGCTGGTGCAGAAGGGCGACGACTGATGGCGGGCGGCACCAGGATTCGCCTCAACGAGGCCGAACTCGCGCGGGTGAACTACACCGGTGGGATGGTCTCCACCCGCGTCGGCATCCTGGCCGAGCAGATCGCCACGGCCGCACGGGTGTACGCCCCGAAGCGCACCGGCAGGATGGTGCTGTCCATCGACACGGAGAAGGGGTACGCCCGGCGCACCGGCTGCTCGTTCCGAGTCACCGTCGACGTGCCGTACGCCCGGTACGTGCTGCGTGGCACGTACGGTCCGATCCACGCGAAGTTGCGGCGTGACGCCTTCGGCCGGTTCTCCGGCGCCGGGGTGGACTCGCGTGGTCGACGCACCGAGAACCGCAAGCGGATGCCGGTCGGCCGCTCCCAGGGCGGACCGGAGACGTGGGCTCGGGAGGTCAGTGGTCAGACGGCCAACGACTTCCTGTCCGAGGCTGCACGCGACGTGCTCGCCCGCTACGGGATCTGACCGCGCTACGATCACGATGAGGCGAGCGCCTCTCCGTGTCGAAGGAGCAGAGCATGGCTGAGCAGTTCGGTAAGGCGTTCGGCGACCACATGGCCGAACAGGCAGGGCGCGAAGTCAGCGTCGTGCTCAACGTGGCAGGCAAGGACATCACGTTCTACGAGCCCACCGGCGGCCAGATCATGGCCATGTCGCTGCTGGCCGAGGACCGTGGCGACCTCATGGGTATGGCCCGGGACGTGTCCCGCCTGCTGATGAACCTGATGGACGAGGAGGACGCAGCCCACTTCCGAGCGGCGCTGGTCCACTGGTCGGAGCCCCTCCCCCCGGACGCGCTGGCAGCCATCGTCCGGCGCCTCACTGAGGAGTGGACCGCCCGCCCTACCGAGCCGCTGTCCGAATCTTCGCCGTCGGCGCAGCGCGGTGGGACCTCATCGACGGCGAGCACGCGGCGCGAGCCCAAGGACCGGAAG